TTACCCTCTGGTGTGTAGCAGAAGACTGTAAAGACCCCTTCATACCTCTGCTGGGGGTTAGTGCCTCTTACAGCGGGTCTACGGGAGGTGGGGATAAACTTGGCCTTAACGAATGAAGTGCCTGTAGTGGGGCTAAAGGCTACGTTCTCATAAGCAATAGCGGGGATACCTGAAACAGCAGCTAGTCTAACCTCTAGTGCAGCCCTGATGTCATCATAGACACTAGCCATTATCTAAACTTGCTCCTAATCTTACGGAAGACGTGGTAACCATCCTTTTCCCAATTCTCTCCGTTTTCTACGTCTCTGGCATGAGGTGCGCGATTACGAAGGGTAAACTTGGCATTCCCAGCTTCAAGCATTTGCTTAATGTCTAGGCCTTCAATGTCTTGGTAAAGGTTATTCCTAGCAACTTGTCTTGTTGCTTCTGGATCGACAGACTTTGATCTAGCGTCTGATTTCTTCATCCTACCGCCACTAAAACCAGCGCGTCCCAGAGAGAAGGATTCAACGTAAGCGCCAGTATCAACAGGGGACACAACAAGAGCATAATTAGCTACGTACTGAAGTCTATCTTCCACTTGCTCTACGGCTATGTTTTCAATCTTATCTGTAAGAGCTTTGAATGTAGCTTGAACTGAGGCCATTACTCAGAGACCTCACAGATATAGCAAACAGCAGCCCCAGCATTAAACACAGTGGTTACTTTAACGATAGTAACATTGTCACCTTGTCCAACAATCAAGTCTTCATCATCAGGGGCAACAGCAAGTCCAAGGGCAGGCACAATGCACCTACGAGTACCCCTACGAAGTTCATCATCAGTGGGTAGACCAACAGAGAAGTTAAAGAAGTAACCGCTGAAGGTGTAGTCTGTTGTTGCAGACCCTGTTATAGTACCAGTAGAGGGGCTGTAAGTTCCAGCAGTAGTCTTCTTTCTAAGGGTGAGTTCTTTACCAAAGTCTTTAACCAACCTAAGAAGGTCGTAGGAACGAAAGGACATAACCTACTCCTTATTCATACTCAGGGGTGTCATAACTTGGTGGGTTCTTGAAACGATCCCTACGGAAGCTACCTTCAATCCTATTTGTGTTGGCTCTTACAGCTTCCACTCCAGACTTGGTAATGCCACCAGCAAGAACACCGATTGCAGCACCATCAGTCTTACCTCTGTAGTCAAGTTGGTCTGCGAGGCTTTGGTAATGTTTGGCAAGGTCAGAGTAATTAGCACTTAGAGCGCCATCTAGTTTGGTTGTAACCAGACGTGCATATTTAGAAGCAATAGCTTTTGCAATCCAACCAGCAGCAAGGTAGGTATTGTCATCATTCAAGCCTAAGCTAAATGTGATTTCTTCATTCTGTACTTGTTGGTCTGTGGTATCGGTATCACCAACAAGGAGACGAACAGTATTAAGTCGGCCAGAGGAAGTAGTAGTATTCAGATCAGCGGCACTATACGACCAAGCCATAAATTCGTCTCCAAGTTAGTTACTTATTCACCGAGAAGGTTATCTCGAATGCGGTAAAAATCTTCTGAAATCCAAGGGTTCGATAGCAAGAACCTACGAATAAGACCTCGTTGTTTATCGTCAAGTGTGGACTTTTTACAACGCTTACGTTCAAACTCAGTAGTGCTAGAGGTTCTGGATTTCACTTCAGAGTTAAGTAGGTTTACTAGGCTTGCTAGTTTTTGGCCATCCATCTCAGAGAGACGATCACCTACTTTGTTCTGGACTTCTAATTCTCTGTTGTGGTAGATGTAACCAGAGGCGTATAGGATAGCCACCTTTTCTTCTGTTACATTGTGCATACCAACCCAGTTAAAGTGGTCGCCACGCTTTAGGCTCTTACCATCAGCCACGAAGGGAACTTTAACGAATACGGGCCAATCAATTTGGAAACCTAGATAGCTAGGGTGCATTTGGACAAATCCTTGTGAGATTACTATTATGTTCTTTTATAATTGGGTTATACCCAAGGCTTTTACACCTTGGGTAAACCATTGTTTTAGGTGAGATTAAGCAACGATAGTAGCGAAGAACACACCCAGATCAGCGCCCACAACCTTCATGTCGTAAGCCATCTTAACTTGGATCATCTCAGCAATCTGCTGACGCTTCAGTGCATCGTCCGAGAACGATTCAACAGTAACGCCCAAGTTGCTTACGCCCGAAATGTTGTTCCAAGCGAAGGTCAGACCAGCAGCAGGGGTCATCAGACCAGCCGAGCTAGGGGTGTAGGTCAACAGTGCCGACTTACCACCGATGAAAGCATTCGATTCCGAAAGACCTTCAGCGCCAGAGTTCTTAACTGCTTCCATGACGTAGAAGTTCTCTACTTCAAAGATTTCAGCCAGCTTAGCGTCAGTGATCAGAGCAGTGTTCGATACAGTAGCGCCACCATTTAGACGGGCAAGAACCGAAGGGTGGTTGATCAGGATGTCACGAACTTCTTTACCAACAACCATCGTGTTGGGCTTGAAGCCACCCGACTTAAGCTGCATAGTGCGGCGAGCCAAAGTTACGTCCACAATAGGCGTAGCGTTGGTGTAATCCGACCACTGAGTAACTTCAGCCACAGTGTCATCAGAAGCGTTAGCAACACCAGTGAACTCGTTACCCCAGACACCCGTTGCAAAGAACGTCGAAGCAAACTGCTCCTCACGATCAATCAACATACGATTTACTAGAGTGGTTGCACCAGCCGCACGGATGTCCAGCATAGCGTCTTCGTTAGCCAAAGTCTGCTCATCGAAGTCCATACCCAGACCATAAACGTCTGCAAAGTACGAGCTATTCGAGATTGCCATACCGATACGATTTACTTCAGTACGGGGAGCAAGTTTCTTTACATCACCAGTGCGGTTCATGTTCGCACGATCATAGATGTAATACTTGTCCGACTGACGCTGCACACCCACAGTTGGGAACACTTTGTCAGCGATAAAGTTAGTTTGCGATTGCACATAAGCCAGCGTCAGGTTGCTGAGTGGCTGGTCAATATGTACACTGGAGGGGGTCAACATAGGCATAGTAATTATCCTTTATCTATACTTGGAGTTACGCAGGAACAACGTTGCCACCAGAGATCAATTCAATCTCAATGACTTGGTTGATCACAGCAGCTTCTTTGGCGTAACCCATAACCACGTTACCCGAAGCGGCAGTCAGAGCCAGTCCAGCAGCGGTAGTCGTGATAGCAGCACCAGCAGCAATAGTACCACCAGAAATAACCATTACCGAACCACTACGGGTTACAGTAACAGCAGTATCAGCAACACCACCGACAAGGCAGACACCGATAGCTTGTTCACCAGCCGAGTTAGCCAAGATGACTTTGCCAGTTGATTCCAAAGTAACAAATTTAAATTGTGCAGCCGAAAGGTCAGCACCAGCGATGAAAGTGCGGTTATCGCGCGATTGCATAACAGCCATAATTATTCCCCTTTATAGGATTTGTTAATAAGAGCTTTACCTTTATCGGTCATAGCTACAGCCGCATAAGCCTTAGCATAGTCACTCTTTTTCATGTTGTTTTCGGACATATAAGCCTTAACCATTGCATCCATTTCTTCAGAAGCATTGGCAAAAGTACCATCCATAGCCGACTTACCGACTTCATCCATAGCAGCGGCGAAAGCAGCATCAGCAGCCTTGAGTGCCTCTACAATAGCTTTGTCATCAGCAAAAGATTTCAGCAACGATTTAGCAACATTAACATCAAAGTGAGGCAAGGTTTCCCCAGCGCGCTTAGTCAGTTCAATGTCAGCTTTTTCAATCTCGTGTTGCTTCTTAGAAACTTCTGCTTCTTCTAGAGCTTTCAGAACTGGGGCAGGGATTTCAGACTTGGCAATGGAAACACCACCAACTTCAATCATCTCTACAGCAGCCTTCTTTTCAATTACGTCAGCAGAAACAACGTAACCAGCCTCATCCAGACCCTTTTGCAGACGATCAACCTCAGCGGTCAGACGTGCAACATCAGCCTTCATGGCTTCCATCGGGTCGGGCTTTGCTTTTGTTTTAGGCTTTGCCATGTCGTAACCGAGAGCCTTCATAGCTTCATCACGACCGCAAGCCTTTTCTTCCATGTAAGCCTTAACTTTGGCTTCCATATCTTCATCCATTTTCTCAAATCCCTCTGAGTTGTCGCGCTTAAAGAGACTTACCATTGCCTGTGCGTTGGCAGGTCTATCCACCAAGGAAAGTTCCTCAAGCTGCAAGTTTTTAAGGAGGTTAGGCAAGTTAAATCTCCTGTTTCTGAGCGCGTCCACCTATGGAAAACGCTGCGAGTTCACCGCTTTTCACACGTTCCCAAACGGAATCATCGAATACTTTGTAAGCAACAACCCATCCTTCACGGTTAGAGTGGATACCTAGAGCTTCACCAATTTCTTTAGTGATAGGGAGAGAGTGGACTACAACGCCAACCTGTTCCCCAGTGTGCATAGCCTTGCCAACTCGCACATGCTCCATAAATTCATTAACGGCCTTGACCAAAGTTTCAGCTTCGATCACATCACCTTGACGATCTACTACAGCCTCACCATTTTCAGTGACCACAGAGGCCCAACCGAAAACCATACGCTGTTCATCGTCTACTTTAAGGATTTTACCCTCAATGTTTGATTTAGTCATTTCACTCACGGACGTATCTGCTTCCCACATGCGGCAAGACCAGTATTTAGCTGAAGTCTTGTCTGTTGCGGTGTCACAAGAATGTCTAGCGCGGAAACTTGCACGAGCCTTTGGGTTATCCCTGCGGATTTGCATATTAGGATCACCGAAAGTAACTCTTTTAACCTTGTCACCATCTTGAACGAAGACTTCAAACTTCTTGTTGCCACCTTG